AGTAGTGTACTCCCAAAGCAAAACAACAAGCAATACAAACAAGTAATTAAAACACATTTGGTATCAAAATGAGTGATATTAACTTCCAACCGAGTTCCAACCCTGCTAAGAAGAAGTTTTTAGATAGATACTTCTATGAACTTCATAATTCAGAAGATCGATCCTTCAACAGCATCTTTAATGAATTCCTTGGGTTCATAAACAAGAGTAAGAGCAATATTGGGTTGATGAGTAAAAAAAAGAATGTACATAGTATGTACAAGAACAATTTTGAATCAGATTACACATCAATGGTCAAACTATATAATTTTGCAATGAATCTTGCTAATGTAAAACCTAACAAGTATTATCTAGATCTTGTGTTCACAATAATATCACTATTTGAAATGTTCAGACATGATCTGTTAATAGAGATTGTAAAGTCACAGTTGAAAGACTATATATTCATAGATCAAGATTTTAAGCTTAGTGATTACTTTCCTGATACAGTTATTCACTTAACACCTGATATATTAATGCAGCACAAGGAAACAGAAAAATTACTAGTTGTCGAAATCAAAGTTACTGTAAGCAGTGATCTAGAGAGTTTTTACAAGAAATATAAGCCACATATAGGGGAAACTGATCTTTTAGTTATAAATTACAACACCTCTGGATTCACACAATTTGGATCTATGAATATAGACACTGAAGAATTAAAACAGCACACTTTATTTGACACCTTAACTGACCACATAGAATTGTGTTCACTACTTAGAAGAAGGTATAAAGAGATACCAGAATATGAATACTTCTCAAACCAGAATGATGATCGCCTTGACGATGAAAGTTTTATATATGGTTTCAGGAATAAGGCCTTAAATCATCCAAATTACAACAAATTCAAAGCTGTTTTTGGGTCTAAATGGGAATCAATACTGGATGACATGGAGAGTGTTTCACTAATTGATAACCCTGAATTCACAAGGGATTTGCTTGATAATGCAGAAAACGAGTGTGCTGACTACTGCTTAAAGAACATAGATGAGTTTGAATCACTCCTTGAGGAAAATATATCAAAAGGTCTATATTCAACAACAAAAATGAACATCACGGACCTACCAGAATTGCAAGATAGTAATGCACTAAACACCCACGTGTTTATGGAAACTTATAAACCATCAATATATTTCCCTTATATCCCAAGTTTTGAAATTGGTAAAGAAAGGAAGCTATTTTATACAGAGGCATTCTCAGATTTAAAGTCACACAATCCTGATTCATACACAATAAGTGCAAGGAAATTAGTTACTGACTTATTCACAGATGAACTATTGGATTATATGATTGTCCATAATAAGGAAGAATCTAAAAGAGTATTTCCACTCAAGTTTTGTGATATAGACGTTTACAAGAATAATTCATTTGGTTTGAATAATGATCATTCTTCATCAATAAAGAAAAATATATGTGGATTTGAAAAGAAAAAGAAAGATGGGAAACTTAAATGTTTATCTTACAAAGAAAAATGTAAAGACATAAAATTTGTTGACATGGTCTTCCAGAAGATAAACACATATTCATATAATAACAAATCATATGCCAGAGATCTATTGGAACCTGATGTTGATTATTGTGATGACATAAAGCTTGAGCCATTTTTACAAACCAAAACATTTGATGTATTATTCAACCAGCATACAATTGTAAAAAATTTGATTGGTTTAAACAAAATAAGCAGCAAGAAATTCCGATTAGTACAAACAAATGATCCATGCACAGTTGTGATTATGTTGCCGAATGCTGATGTGGTTACAGGTGCCCCTATACGATTCTTTTCGCTATCAGTGATAAAGAATGACCAAAATGTAAGTGAAATTGTCAATATGAATAAGAAATTGGGGATATGCCATGACACACTTTCTAATAAAAAATACACTATTATTTTATCAAAGGTAGTTTCATTAGACTCATCTAGATTAAAAATGTTATCAAACTCATTTGCTAAATACTCTCAGTTGATAACATACTATGAGAACCTATCACCTAAATCACTTGATAAGGTCAATTTGCTTTGTTTTTTACTATCCAACATGGTCACACTTAGTTCTTTATCAGTAACAGAGAATTTCAAGAATATTATGATGGTTTGTTTAGCAACGTTTTCTAATCCAGATGAACTTATAAAGGACAAATTGGAATGTAAGCCTAAAACATTCACACATATATATCTGATGGAGAGAATCTTCTCTGCAATTGATGAATCAGAGCTTCAAAGAACTAAGATAATACAATGCTTAAAGCAAACAAAAGTAAGTGATGATGGTAAAGATCTGAAAGATACTGGTTTCAGTAACATGGAAGAATTAATTATGCCTATATCAAAGATTCGAATAAGAAATCCTAAAGAGATATTACAAGAGTCATACATCTTATTTTATGTTGGTAATAAGGGTTTACATGGTTCACCACAGGAATTATTAAATTTATACCACACACCAATACAATTTCAAAAAGAATATGATAATTACATATCTAAGTATGGAAGCTTAATACAAGAAGAACACAAACAAAGGGATGTTGGTTTCTCCTTTGAAGCAATGAGATTGTCTACAAGACTAACTTATTCCAAAATTAAAAGCCAGTATCAAGAGATCAGAAACCTTATAAAGAAAGATTTGTCATTGGATCAATCAATCCTTTTGAAGCCACAGTTTTCTTCAACCAAATCAATGGTTTCAACAACTACTGATGTGAAACCTGTGAAGAAACTAAGTGATGTAAAAGATCTGAGAACTCTGGAAAATTACATAAAGAACCAAGACATAGATGATCCAGAAAAATTTTGCATGACAGTCAACAAAAAGATCGAGGAAATAAACCATAATATTAACAATTCATCAAAGGTTAAAACAGTTATATATGGAGAAGAAGTTGATATTCCAACAAAGAAAAACAAACTCCCTGAGATACAAATTAAATATGTAAAAAAACATGCATTTATTGTCTTCAAAAATATGAAGAAATTTATAAAACCCTGTGATATGGATGTAATAAATCAATACAGTGCAAAAGTTTTTGATGCAGTGATAAAGGAGTCTGATTTAAGCGGTAATAAAACACTAAGAGAGTTTTATGAGTCTAATTACCTTGAATCAAATGATATAGTCATAAGGATATTTTATAAAGATCAAAGGTCATACAATGATAGAGAGATATACACTGGAAACCTCGCATGCAGATTATCATTATTCTCTATAGAGTCTACTTTTAAATCTATAAATACATTTATACCACAAGAGGCTATAAGTATAGCTGGTGAAAAGAAACACAAAAAGATGTATGATCAGCGTTTTGACATGCTGAAAAAAAAGAAGAATTACAACATAGGAAATACATATAAAAGTGATATATTTTCGGTATCCTGTGATGCTTCTAAGTGGTCAGCAAGGGATATAATGCATAAATTCGCAATCGCAATAGCCAACAATGTCTTCTTAACAGCAGAGGAAAAATGGTTTTTACTATACTTATTGATAAATTATTCTATAAAATACATAACATTAACTGAACATGCACTGTATGATTGTGTTAGATTTCATAAAGAGGGATCAGACAGAAGAATTTATGAAGAACTCACAAATGATTTTCAGCAGAATTTTCAAATTGTTATCTCAAATTGGCTTCAAGGTAATTTCAATTCACTTTCATCATTTGTTCACTGTAATTCAGCTCACTTGACTAGTGTAATGCTTGATGTCATAAATAAGAGATATGATATGAACAATTATATGGATTTCTTAGTTCATTCAGATGATAGTTGTTATGACTTCCTTATAATGAGAAGAAATAGGAGATTAGATCCAAAGAATTATGGCACTTTTTTATACACTTTAATACAATGGTCAACCTTAAAACATTGTATTATTATAAATAGGAAGAAAACATATATATCAAACTTCTATAAAGAATTCTTATCAACGTTAATTATTGGTAATGAACTGTTTTACTTTTACATGTCAGATTTATTACCTATATCATCAGATGTAACCTATGATTCACCAATGGATGATCTATCATCATTCTCTGGTTACATAAATGATGCATTTGCACATGCCACTCCACTACCTGTACTGACTAATACAATTCTTCTGATAAATCACTTAGTTTTGTCAACATATAACCTAAATGCCTCTAATCCTAAATCGCCCTACAAAGCATTAATAGGAAATGATTCTGAGTATGCTGATGTACCAATACAAATATTGCCAAGATACAAAATACCAACTAAGTTTGCTGGTTTGATACCCTACAATGCTGGTGATCCATTAAAGATATTGATAAGAATTATAAGTGTACTAGATATGAGGATGAATAGAAATTGTGAGACTCCCCTTTGTGACTTATTTACTGAAGAAATAATATCAAAATACTTGGAAGAGGAACCAAGGGAAGAATACAAGAATTACATTAAGATGTGTCTTTTATCATCAAGTGAAGATTACTTATGTAAGAATCAAGAAGATCCATACACCTTGACAGATGTGGATTCATCAAAATTAAACTTCCTCAGTGTTGTTCCAACAACAAAATCCACAAAGCCAAAACCTATGTACACTTATAAGAAATATGAATCTGATAAAGATTATTACAAGTTACAAGAGATACTGAACCCAATGTGGGTTATATCAAATCCTGAAAACCACGAAGATGCAAAAGACAAACTACTCTCAAATTATGCAAACAGGAAGTTTGTCGATTCACTTATATTTAGTAGACCTCAAATTGCATTTGCAAGAAGACTAATAACAAGTAACGCCAAAATCTATAGATATAACTTGTCAGATGACAATAATTTAATGACGATAAATGATGTATATGAGAAATTGAAGTGTGATACAAGGGGATATGAGCTGAACAGCACAAAGCTTTTAAACTACTTAACATTGAATTTATTCACAGATCAGAGGATGTCTTCATCTTTACATGTGTTTTATGCAAAGGAAAAGTTGTTAGCAACATCAAGGAGCTCATGTAATTACAAAATTGTTATCCCTAGAAATATTTACACACCAGAATATGGCAAACATTCAAACACAATGTTAATAAAGGAATTGATTATCAATCCAAAAATAGAGACGATAGAAGCAATAGATCAAAAGTGTGATAGCTTAATATCTATTGCAGAGTCGATCCTCTTGAAGGATAATATAAAGACCTATGAGTGTCCTGAAGACATAGATGATTTTTTTAAAAAATATTTTGATTCAAAACTTAAAAAAGTGAGTGATTACAATGATTGTTTAATTAAACCAGTAAATATAGATAATAATTTTGACATGAGGATTTATAATCTTAAGGTTAAATTCCAAGGACTTATGATTAAATATTTCAATGATACTTATAAGAAAGATAAATATGAGATAGATTACATAACACCGAGGAGTGTCGTCTCAACAATAAATTCATACATGCTAAAAGACAGAATCACGTCAAAATTGTTTATTGGAACAAGGGTTGTTCACGAATTAAATGATTACCTTCTGGATAGATATGGTATGTACGATAATAAGAACTATATAATTCATTTTAAAATGAATCATAGACTTGCAGTAACTAATAACAATTTACATTACAAAATGAACTTAGATAAAAAATACAATGACGACATGTTGTGCCTTTCATATATACATAGATGTGTCGATAGTGAAACATGGGATGAAATTACTGAAAATGGGCAATTATATGGTCAAAAGATTAGGGTTTATCTTGACAACACTAAATTCAGGCAGAATGACATACACAAATCTATATTCCTGAAGTCAATAGGTAAATGTGATGATAACACAATAATCACATCAATGGTCAATACTAATTATATAATGAATTATTGGGCAATACCTACTGGGTCAAACAGCCGCTATAATATAGTACGTTATATGAAGTCTGGGTACCTATTAGATGTAGCACTCCTTAAAACAGAAGGTTATACAGTCAACATGAAATTTTACCAACCATCTATACCAGGTATTACAAGTAAGATCAGGAAGCAAAATATACTAGAAAGTTTAATCCAAAAATTCAGAACTGATTTCAAGGATGTATTACATGAAATAAAAACCATAAGATCTGAGACAGATACAAGTGTATATATAAATGGACTAAATGTATCACTAAGGTATGATGATACATCAAAGATAATATGTAACATTAGGAATTTTTATTACAATCGAGTTGAAGTCCAAGTTCTCCAAGATGAAGATCACACACATAAACTCATATTACACACAGATAATAGAAATAGTGTTGACTTCAATGTTGTGAATAAGAACTATATAGATAACATTAAATTATATGAGATGGTCACCAGGTTTAGGGAATTGAATAATTATAATGCTATTGTCGATCAGACAGGAATCCTAAGGAAAGATAGGAAATTATTATCTAATGAATTTATTTATTTGGAGCCTGAGTTGATTAAGGCAACGCTAGAATCAAAAATGTCATATAGAAGAGTGACAAATCAAGATAAAAAAGGTATAGCAAATCTTTATATGTTGGGTGAAAGTATCCCGAGTGATGGGAGTTTAGTCATACAAGCAATTAAGAAGCTAACAGAGTGCCTACTTGTAGACGCTGTAGAGCACCATCCAGAGAAGTTTCAGGAGAATGTTGATGTTACCAGGTCTATTGATAAAATAGTTAAAAGAGTTGTTGTAGATCAAGAAGAAAATAAGTTCATAATAGAGAACTTCCAATATGAAGAAGAGCCATATAATGGTTTATTTGCCAATTGTCTTGAAATTGAAGGTATTGGATATGATGAAGTGATACTTTTATATCTATATTATGTTTTTAAGATGTATATACAATTAGAAGAGTCTAATTCATTGGACCTGTTTGACTGAGATTGAAGATTCATAATAGTGTTTAGACTTAAAACACCATAATTTTCTTATAAGATATGTTACTTTTTGTGGTTTACTTTGGGAGATCACTACT